TGAAACAAGTCTTGCCTCAAAAAGATGTCGTCATATTGGACTTTAGTACATGCCCATGGCTTCTGGAATATCTCAAGGACCAAACCGACTTGCCTCTGGATGTCTACATCAAGCGCCACTTCCTGGAAAGGATGCCTCCTGAAGTTGTGAGGCGAATACTCATGACACAGGTTCTTTAAGAAGGAGTTTCCAGCATGGTCTGGCTTGCGTTTGGGACAGGTTTGGCACTGGGTGTGTGCGCTGGGATTTCCATCATGGCGCTGCTGGCAATCGTCAGGGATGATGAGGGTAGAGGATGAAAGCGAGAAACATCAAGCCTGGTTTTTTTGAGAATGAGGACTTGCATGAAGTTTCATTGGCTTCGAGACTCATTTTCATCGGCATGTGGTGCATGGCAGATAGGGAAGGCCGGCTGGAAGATCGTCCCAAAAAAATAAAACTGAAGTTGATCCCATATGATGACGTTGACATTTTCCAATGCCTCGACGAATTGACCACGCATGGCTTTTTGATCCGCTATGAGGCAGAGAATCAGCGCTTCATCCAGATCGTGAATTTTGCGAAGCATCAAAGCCCACATCCGAAAGAAAAACCGAGTAGCATCCCGTCTCCTGATGTCGTCAAAATAGATATCGCACAGGCTTTACTCGATGAGCGAATTACTGAAGACGAAGCAGGGATGAGTATTAATGAGGCACAACAAATACTTACAGAAACGGAAAAGACCCGTGATACTAATTCCGAACCTTTCCATGAAAAGGAAGAACCTTTCCATGAAAAGGAAGAACCTTTCCATGAAAAGGAAGAACCTTTCCGTGAAAAGGAAGAACCTTTACATGAAAGTCCAGGGAATTCCCGTCTTGATTCTCTGATTCATAGATTCTCTGATTCTCTGATTCAAAAAACAAAAACACCTTCATCATCGACCACCCAATCCGAACCCGAAACGCAACCAGCTTTTTCATCACCTGCGGTGATGGGTGGGCGGTTGAGGAAGCCTGCGAAAGGGAAACAAGCGTCAACCGGTGAGTGGGTCAACGCGCTCGGCAATGGCCTCAAGGATTGGTTTGAGGATGAGTGGTGGCCTGCTCAGTTGCGCATGGTTGGCAAGAAAGACTGCGCCATTGCGATTTACAACCTCAACCCGGATAAGCTCTTGCGTGACCGCATCATGGCTGCGTACCTGGAGCAGCGTGAAAACGATTTCTCCAAGCGAGACCCGCCAAAAGTCCCACATCCAACGACATGGATCACAGGCTGCAGGTGGGAAGACAAAACACAACACAGCGATCCCTATGGCATCGAGGAGTGAGCATGGACAAAGACGCCGACCAGGCCTACCGCAAGTTCATCCGCAAGCTGGTGGCTTATTACAGCTCAGCGGCGCGAATCCCACAGCGAGAGAGCATCGACTTATGGGTCGAGGAGTTTTCCAACGCAAGCATCCATCCCGACTATCTCGACCGGATTTTCGACATCGTGAAGGAATCCAAGACCTTCCCGAGCAATCTGCCGGCAGAGGTAAAAGCCGCGTTTTGGCAGATCAGGAAATCCGAGGGTGCGTCGGTCGTGCAACGTGACGAACGGACATGCGACGTGAAAGGATGCCACGGGGGGCTGCTGTTTGTGCGCAAGGAATGCGATTTGGACTATGCGGCGCGCTATGTGTTCCGCTGCAAGGCTTGCAACAGGGCACATGAGATCGGCATTCCAGCGGCCTATCTCGATGACCTGGAGCGCGATGGATATCGCCAGGAGGTGAGCATCTATGCAGCCAAGTAAGTTGCCAGGACGGAACACGTTCAAAGCCAAGTTGGCGGACTGGAAGCAGAAGGAAAACAAGTGGGGAGGGGCCACGGCAACGCTCAAGATTGAAATCGAGAGCGAGGACCCTGAAACAGAATTCGTGGACTTTCTCGGGATGACCAGCGGCTTTGTCGAAATCCAACTCAAGCGGTTTGGCGACGATGAGTGACCACGACTTAAACCCATGGCGCGAGCTGCGCTTCACTGTGCCTCTGCCACCTCGCGGGAAAGCGACCCAGCGCGGGTCGGTGCTGCTCGATAAGGCCGGGAACCCGGTACGCAGCTCGAAGACCGGCCGGGTGGTCACGTTGCAGTACAAGAGCAAGGACCAGGCGCGGGACGAAGAGAAGTTCTCGGCGCTCATGCTGAATCACCGGCCGGCGTATCCACTGCGTGGACCGATCCTGCTCGGGCTCCGGGCTTACCTGGCAATCCCGCAATCGGTCCCGGATTGCTACCGGGACCTGGCGCCTGAGAAAGGCAAGGCTAAATGGTTCCGCGAGCAGGCCATGGCTGGATATGTGCGGCCGCTCCGAAAGCCGGATTTCTCGAACATTCAGAAGCACGTCGAGGACATCATGAACGGCGTCTTCTGGGTGGACGACAGCCAGATCGTCGGGATCGTCGAGGGCAGCGGCAAGTATTACGGCGATCCTCAGCGCTACGAGATCACCATCCGCTACTGGCCGGCGGCGCAGCAAACGAGCGATAACGAAGGAGGAGACAGGAGTTATGAACCGCTTGATGGAATGGGAGCAATTCAACGATGAGGTCATTGCCCATATCGCGAGCTATTGCATCCCGCAATACGGAAACGCACCAGATGATGAGGTCGGGGCATGGACAGCCAAGGACTGCATGCGGGCGATAGCCAAGTATCTCGGCCGCTATGGCAAAAACGCCAGGGGAGATGCCGACCAGGAACGAGACTTCCTGAAGATCGCTCATTATGCTTGCCTGGCTTACTGGAGGTGGAAGGAGGGAAAGCGATGAAAGACTACATCACCCTGGCAATCGTCAGTGATGGCGAGCTTTTTTCGATTCAGCACGAGGTCCCGGAAGTCTTCGCTGTCAGTTCCGGGGCGATGAGTTTACACAGTGCTCTACTTGGCACAGTGAGCATGATGCTGAAACACCTGTGCCGCGATCTGCGGGAGGCTGAGAAGGGATACAGCAGCGAGACTACAGGCAGGCAATGCGGGACGTGCATCGAATCGCAGTCATCTGAATTGCCTGTCAGCTGCGTTTGTAAACGATGCAATGGCCACGGTCTATGGATGGCAGAACCGGAACCACACACACAACAAGGAGGAAACACAAAATGACAAAGGTTGAGTTGATCGAGGCAATGGCAAATGAAGGCGGAATTCCGAAAACCCTGGCGACGAAAGCCATGCACGCTTTTTTGCGAGGGATGCAAACCGGACTGGTGAGAGACGGCGAACTTGCACTGCGTGGCTTCGGCACGTTCAAAATCAAGAACACCGAGCCAAGGACCGGAAGGAACCCTAAAACCGGGGAGGCTATCGAGATCCCAGCGCGGCAAGTGGTGAAGTTCAAGGCCAGCAAGGACCTGCTGGGAGAAAATGGCTGATCATCATGGATCACACCTCATCTACATGCGAATCACGGTTTTCCGGATGTACCGACACAGCTCCAGAATATTTATGGTACGAGACATCCAACAGTGATTGGTGGCCAAAAAATAGCGAAGATGATGAGAAAGAAGTTGACGACTTCGTTTTTTGGAATCCACAGAGGTCAGTAATCCATAAACCAACAATCTCATTCATTTTTGTCGCCAGAAAAAAATGGACCGATGATCTCCGATGAGCGAGCACGAAAGGGTGGGGACAATGAAAAATAAGCTACCACCAAAGCAACAGCGGTTTGTGGACGAATACCTGGTGGACCTGAATGCTTCGGCTGCTTATCTGCGCGCTGGATACTCAGCCGGGAGCCCAAATGTGTGCGGTCCCAGGCTGTTAGCAAAAGCTAGCATTCAGGCGGCTGTGCAGATAGCACTGCAAAAAAGGCAACAACGCTGCGAGGTTAGACAAGATGACGTGATGCTTTCGCTCAAGCGCATCGTCGACGCCAACATGGTTGACTATGCGGCATGGGATGGCGCCAACCTGATTTTGAATCCATCGGAAAAGCTCACCAGAGAACAAACCTACTGCATTCAAGAGATTTCAATGGACAAGGATGGCAGGGTAAAGATCAAGCTACACGACAAGATCGCCGCTGCCGTCGGGCTGCTCAAGCATGTTGCGGCCACAGAGCCGGACGAGGAGTCGCGCAAGATCGAGGTGAATATTCGAGTGATGGGAGCGGCAGCCAACCGTGATGACAATCAATCTTAACCTCGCTCCGCACCAGGCGGAGGCATTCAACCATGAGGCCTCCGTGGTCGCCCTCATTTCCGGGACAGGTGCCGGCAAGACATGGATGGCAGCCCGTTGGATCATTCTCAAGGCGATCAAGTTGGGTGGTGAAGTGCTGGCCATATCGCCAACGTTCCCAATGCTCAAACGAACGCTGTGGCGCGAAGTCAAGAAAGTGCTGACACTGTGGAAGGTCCCGTTCGACAAGAACGAGCAGGAGATGATTATCCGCCTGCCACTGCATCAGTCGGTGATATACGGCGTTTCGGCGGACAAGCCTGAGCGCATGGAGGGGATTCACGCACGGGCCGCGGTGATGGATGAGGCAGGCCAGATGAACTACCTGGCATGGGAAACGGTGCGCCGACGTGTGGCCTTCTATAGCGGCCAGGTGCTGATTTCCTCCACGCCTTATCGCTGGAACTGGCTCAAAACGGAAGTCTATGACCAAGCCATGCATGGCACCAACGGATCTGCCGGAATTCACCTGGTCACCGTTCCGTCAACGGCCAATCCCTATTACCCGCTGGACCGCTTCGAGCAGGCCAGGACATCGCTTCCCGACTGGCGCTTCAAAATGTTTTACCTCGGGCAGTTCACGCGACCGCTCGGCATCATCTATCCGGATTATCGGGTCGTCGAGGCCTTCGAGCTCCCCGCTGACTGGCAACGGCTGCGCGGGGTGGATTTCGGCTTCAATAACCCAGCGGCCATTATCTGGATGGCTCGGGCGAAAGACGATCCGACCTGGTATCTATACCGGGAATGGAAGGCCAGCGGGGCAACCCTCGATGAGCTGCGCGACGTGCTGAAGACTGAGCCTCGCTTGATCACCTACGCAGACCCATCAGCCAAGGGAGAGCTCGAAACACTCAAACGCTGGGGGATCGATATTCGCCCGGCGCGAAAGGATGTACTGGCCGGCATCACCTACCTGCAGGGGCTGTTCAAGCAGGGGCACCTGAAGGTTTTCGCATTGCTAAAAAAAACCATCGATGAGCTGAACACGTATTCCTGGGCGCTGGATAAGAACGATGATCCGCTCGATGTTCCGGAAAAGACCAACGACCACCTGCTCGATGGGTTGCGCTACGCTTTGTTCACTTCGCAGCATCGGGAAGGCGGGGTCATTTCCGGGGCCCGGTTGATTGGCAGGGGTGCATGACGTAGAAAAGGAGAGGTGGCAAAAGTGAGGTGTCCTAGTTGCGGGGAGCATTCAACGAGTGTGCTCAAGACAATGAAGATGGAAGACAGCAGCGTTTTGCGGCATCGCGTGTGCAATTCTTGCATGTTCTTGTTCAGGTCGGTCGAATGTCCAGACCAGCAGGAGCGAAACGGAACCGTGATCAATTATCATCATGAGGAACCACCCCATGACAACACTGCACCAACGAAACGGCGAGCGGATCGCGGCGGAAGTCGAAAAAACCCTGGTGGTGCTCAAGGCTAAGAGCTCCGAACTGGATAAACTGGTCAATGATATGAAGCGCCTGCTTTCCAACTCCTGGCGGGAAGAGACCAGGGAAGCCATTATTGACACCATCAAGCAGCTCACCTCGATCACCGGGTCCGTCACCGATGATGAAATCGAGCTCATCTTGGATCGGCTCGAAAGCCGGCTTGGGACTTCCTTTGCCGAGGCGCTGGCTAAACCTCTGGTCACCATCCACGAGGCCGCCTATCTCATGGGCATGCAGACCGCCGCGCCGGCCGGGGTCGCTATCGACTGGCGGCTTCCGGACCGGAAGTCTTTGAACGTGCTGCAGAAAAACACGTCGTTCTGGATCGGTGAGCACTACAACGACCATGTGCAAGAGAAAATAGAAGAGGTGTTGCGTCGCTTTTTCGAGGGAGGGCAGGACCGGGCAATAGTGGCGGACAACCTCAAGACCGCCTTTCAGGGAGTCTTTGAGAGGTCAAACGCCTATTGGGACCTGCTGGCGGATCACACCTGCACCAAGGTCCGGGAAATAGGTCGCGTTTCCGGCTACGAACAGGCTGGCATCGAGTACGTTCAATTCCGCGCCCACCTGGATGAACGCACCACTGTCATTTGCCGCACGATGCACGGTCGCATCATCGCCGTGAACAAGATGCGCCGGCAGGTGGACGACTACCTCGACGCCTGCGCCTCCAGAGACAAGGACCGGATCAAGGAATCCTGGCCGTGGGTCTCGAACAGCCAGGCGGAAAAGCTGGCCGGCAAGTCCACCGCCGATATCGTCAAAGGGAATGTCTCGATGCCTCCTTTGCATGCCCGCTGCCGTTCGATTACCGTCGCCTGGTTCGCACCGGAAGATCCGGCGCGGCTCGATTACGGGGACGCCATGGGCCGGGATGCCAAGAAGGCGGTGGGGGCTTACACAGCGGATGAGCATAGGAACTTTATCGATGAGGCCAGGCGCAAGGCTGATTCGCTTGAATATTCGCCGAAACATCTCAGGGCTGATTTCGAGAAGGTTCGAATTACCAAGCATGTGAAAGTTAAGCAGGAATTCGGCGGTGCAATAACCTCGGAGGCGGATTTGCTCGGTACTGCGCGAAATGTTCTGAAGACACATGATGCCGCACTTGTGAAATTGCACGACGGAGAGATACAATACGAGTTCTACAGCAAATCATCTGAATGCTATGCCGTATTGAGTCGTGATCAACAATTCGTAGGGTGCTTTGGACACCCGAAGCCAGGGGGAATCACAAAATGCCTTCAGTACCGAAAGAAATCGATGGCAAAACTCAGCTGATAGGCTGTGCCTACATCCTGGAAAATATAAGCTTCCACGCCGGTGATGCCGAATTGTTTTCGGCGCTGTTTGAAGTTGGTGAGTGGAAGGAATTTATGACTCAGGAAATCGAAGAGCGCATCAAGGCAGCGCTGCGGCTACCAGTATACAAGCGGAAAGAAGTCTTGCAAATCTTCAAAACTTACCGCAAGGACTTCCCCCGCGAGGACTGGTGGTGGTATCCGGAAAGGTTGTGAGATTTAGCGGCAACATCAATTTTGCCTTGACTTCCATGGTGAGCTCTCCTATTGTGAGGCCGTCTCGCTGGCTTAGACACCCAGCGGGGCTGACCTTAACTTAGGAGGGCAAGCCATGGCCTTACAATGGCGACAAACCCAAAATAGGCTTTGCTTATCTCGTAGCGTCACGGACCCGAGTGTGAGACTCGGGGGCGCTTTCCGTTCTCCTAGCGGAATGTCGTCGGTCTAGCCGTGGCGCTACCCTTATTTTGGGGGTGCATCATGCAAAAGAAGTCCAAAGAAAACCTTCCCTGCGTCG